GGACGCTGGATACTCTACGACGCGGCCGGCGCGCTGGCGCCGCACATCGAAGGCGTTGCGGCCGATCGATCGCTACGGACCCTGCGGGCCGACCGCAAGATGATCGCGGCCGCGGCGATGCACCTAGACGCGCTGGTCATGGGGTCCGAGGTCACGCACGCCGGCGACGCGATCACGGCGCTGCATATCGCGTCCGCGGTCCGCGTCCCGGTGGGCGACGGCTGGCGCTGGTCCCGGCGCGCGTCGCTGGCGCCGATAGACGCGCTGGTCGCGTCGTCGCTCGCGGTCCTAGGGATCACGCGCCCGGAGCTGTTGCCGTCGCTCCAAGTGTTCTAGTGATCGTGGTCGGCGTATGCTGCCGGCCATCGGCAAGAAACGGGACCGGGGCCGCGCGGTCCGACAGTCGGAGGTCACGCCCCTCCTGCGCCACGAGCTGACCGGCGGGCAGCTCGGGCATGACCCGACCGTCCCGACGTTCGGTCCGTCCAGCGTCACCGAGGCCATCGCGCTCGGCGTGGACACGGTGTACGCGTGCTGCCGGATCATCGCGGACGGCGTGTCGTCCGCGGTCTGGACCGAGCGCCGCGGCAACCTACCGCTCCCCGCGTCGCGGATCGTCCGCCGGCCGGCCGAGTCGATGACCCGCCGGGAATGGCTCTGGCGCGTCGTCGCATCGATGGCGCTTTATTCGTTCTGTCCGATCGAGCTGCGCGGTGGCATCGACTCCGAAGGCGTCCCGATGTCATTGGTCCCGCGCTCGCCGGCGCGGTTCCGCGTGGACACGTTGCGCGGCGTGTGGACGTATGACGGGACGCCGATCGACCCGGCCGACTGGCGCATCGTGCAACGCACGCTCTGGCCTACGGTCGGCCCGGCCGAGGGCGCCGTGATCAAGCTCGCGCGGGACATGATCGCGCAAGCGGCCGCGATGGACGGCTACGCGCTGGAATTCTGGGCGAACGGAGGCGCACCGCTCACGGTCCTACGGTCGGATCAAGAGCTATCGAAGGCGCAGGCGCAGGACGCGAAGGCGACATACGCGGAGGCGCGCAACGCCGGGCCGGGCCTCCCGCTGGTACTCGGGAAGGGTCTGGATATCTCCGGGTTCGGCGTGGACATCGCGCAGGCGCAGGGGACGACGGCCGATAGCCGGCACGAGCTGATCAGTTCGCTCGGGCGCTATTGGGGCATCCCGCCAAACTTCCTCAACGCGCCCGTACTGTCGGGGAATCTCGTGTATCAGACCGTCGAAGCGGCCGGCCAGTACCTAGTCAGTTACACGCTGGAGCCTTACGCGGCCGCGGTCGCGGACATGATGTCCGAGCTGTTGCCGGCCGATTACGTCACCGGCCGGCACGTCACGCTGGGCCTGGATCACCTATCCAAACCGTCGCCGGGCGCCCGCGCGACGTACTACCAGACCATGACCGCGATCGGCGCGATGACCGTTGCCGAGGTCCGCGACGCCGAGGGGCTCCCCCCGCAGGAATCACCCACGACGCCTACGCCGGTCGCAGAGCCTAGCGAGGTCGAGATATGACGATGGACACGGTTCGGTATCTAGACGCCGCGCAGCTCGCCTTACGGGACGCGGAGGGCGACGGGCCGCGCAAAGTCGGCGGCTATGGCGTCCGATGGGGCTCGGTCGCGGAGCGCACGGCCGAGTACGGACCGGAGGCGTTCGCGCCCGGATCGTTCCGCGCGGCGCTCCGGGCGCTGGGCGGGCGCCCGATCCCGATGCTCGACCGGCACGACGGCAACGTGATCGGCACGCTGACCGCGACCGAGGACGCGCAGGGATTGCTACTCGACGGGACGTTGCTCCGCAACGCGGCCGCAGAGGCGTGGGCCGAGCGGTCCGCGGCCGGCGTGGACGGCGCGTCGATCGAGTACCTACCCGATCCGGCCGGGTTCGCCGTGACACGCGACGGCGTGACCGTCCATAAGCGCGTCGCGCGACTGGTCGCGGTCGCGGCGTCCTATAAGCCGGCTCACTTGGGCGCGGCGATCAGTTTGCGAGACTCGGAGGATTCCATGGCACTAGACATGATCACATTTCCCCCGGAGACGCCGGCGCCGCCGGAGCCGGAGCCGAAGCCGGAGCCGGACCCGCCGGAGCCCGTCACGATGACGGCCGTGCAGGGCGTCGTGCATCGCGAGGTCGCGGCGCTCAAGCGGTCGATGGGCGAGCTGGGCGAGGTCCGCGGCGCGGACCCCTGGGCCGCGGTCCGCGAGATGGGCCTGGGCGAGCTGGCGCGCGGCGTGCTGGACGGCCGGACCGAGCTGCGAGGCGTGCTGGCGCGCGCGCTGGCGGATCAGACGACGGCCGAATCCCCCGGTGTCACCACGCCGGGCGTGCTGCAGGACGTCAAGCGGCTATTCATCCGCTCGCGGCCGGGCATCGATGCATTCGGCCGCGTCCCGCTCGACGGCGTGGGGATGAGTGTCGAGTGGCCGATCTTCTCGACCGCGCTCGGGACGATCGTCGGGGAACAGCTCACGCAGAAAGCGGAGGTGACATCGGTCGATGTCCCGCTGACTAAGGGCTCGGTCGCGATCCGCACGTTCGCGGGCGGATCGGACGTGGCCTACCAGCTCATCCGGCGCAGCTCCCCGGCGTATCTCGCGGCGCTGGAGCGCGCTTATCTGTCCGCATACGCCGCGGTCACGGACGGCGCATTCGTGGACGCGATCGAAGGGACAGCCGGGCTCGCGTCCATCGTGATCAATTGGGTGACGGCGACGCCGGCGCAGATGCAGGAAGCGGTATTCCTCGCAAGTACGATGATCCAAGATGCGACCGGGCAGCCGGCCGAATTCGTCCTAGCGGGCGCCGGGACGTTCACCGAGATAGGCGGCGCGCTCACGCCTCCCCCCGTGTTCAATCAGGCCGGCTCGGCGCAGGCGTCCACGCTGGCGCCGAACCTGTCCGGGCTCCGCGTCATCTATCAACCCAACGTCAACGCCGGCACCGCGATCATCTCCAACAGCGAAGCGGCCAAGTGGCACGAGGACGGGCCGGAATTCGTGCAGGAGGAAGACGTGGCGAAGCTCGGGCGCAATGTCGCGGTCTGGGGCATGGGCGCCGCGGCCGTGTACGTCCCGGCCGGCATCGTCAAGACTGCCGCGGCGTAACCCGTGGCGCTCACGGTCTGGGTCACGGGCTCCGCGATCCTGGATCACGTCGGCAACGCGACCCCCACGGCGGGCGATACGTCATGGGCGGGCGCCTGCGCGTCCGCCGTGACGGCCGGGATCAATACCCGGCTAGGCTCGGCCGCGGACCCGCTGCCCGCCGGCGCGCTCGATGAGCTGACCGGCGCCGCGCTGGTCGCGGGGACCGAGGCATACAAACGCCGTGAGGCGCCGTGGGGGATCACGGGATACGTCGATATGTCCGGCTCCGCGATGCGCGTCGCGCGGGACTGGCTCGCGGCGATCGGGCCGCAAGTGGACCGCTACCGGGCCGTGTCGGACGGCATCGGGTGACGATCACCGATGCGCGCGCCGAGCTGGAAACCGCGCTCACGGCCGGCGGGCTCCGCGTCGCGCCGCCGGGCGCTGGTCAGATCGCGGCGCCCGCGGTGGTGGTGGTGGGCGGCGAGCCGTGGATACAGTCGGCGCAGCTCGGCGCCGGGCGGCAGACCGTCGTGCTGGAGATCGTCGGCATCGTGGGCGGCGCGTCCGACCCGCTCACGATGGACGCGCTAGAGACGATGGCGCTGGCGATCGTCGCGGCGCTGCGTCCGCTGCGCGAATGGTCGGCGCCGGTCGTGCATCGGCCGGGCCGGACCGAAGCGGCCGGCGCCGTCTACACGTCCGTTCGCGTCGGCACGTCACGCATCATCGACACGCTCTAGGAGGTTAGGAACATGGCCGCGGTCTCTGCTACGCCACTCTTCATGCGGGACGTCCTACTCACGCTCGCGGTCGGCATCGAAACGCCGGCCGAGTATCAATGCCACGTCACCGAAGCCCGGATCGCGGTCGAGCCCGGCGCCCGCGTGGACATCGCGACCCTTTGCAGCTCCGGGCAGTTCTCCGAGGTCGGCAAGGCGACGTATGCGCTCGTGCTGTCCGGCATCCAAGACTGGCACGCGAACGGCGACATGGGCCTGTCGCGCTATCTCTGGGAACACGAAGGCGAGCTAGCCGCGTTCACGTTGCAGGCGCACGGCGAGGACGTCGCGGAGGGCGAGGCGACGCCGGGGATGAGCGGGCAAGTGACGATCATCCCCGGCGATTACGGCGGGGCGATCAACGAGTACGCGGTCATCGACGGGATCGAGCTGCCATGCCGAGCGAAGCCCGCCCTAGTGACGGCGTGACCCGTGCCGGCCGGCTATGAGGTCGCGGGCGAAGCGGAGACGATCGCGGCGATAGAGCAGGCGACCGCGGCCGCGACGGCGACTAGCGCGCTGATCGCGGCCGCGGACATTTC